GTCGTTACAATTAATTTGTGTAATAAAAAAGTAAACCAACAGTTATGTCCTTACAATTTGTATGATACATATTTGTCTCAGTATTTAACTGATGCTAATTTCCAAGAGTCAGTTCCTTTTGAGGAAATAATTCTTGAAGATATCGCAAACAGAACTGCTAACCAAATAGAATTACAATTGTGGAGAAACTCTACAGCGACTGGTGCAACTGTTTATAACAGTCAATGTTTTGATGGTGTTATTAGATTGATTACTTCAGGTAATGGAGCAAGTCAAATTTCTTACACTGCTGCTACTGCAACAAATGGTTTAGATGTATTCACAACTTACTACCAAAATATCCCTGAGAATGTATTACACAGAGATGACTTAGTTATCTATTGTGGTTATTCTGACTACAGAGCTTTGGTAGCATCAATGAGAAACAACTCATTCATCAACTTGTTCACAGACCCAACTGGTATTGCTACTGAAGGTTCTGATTGGGGTGTTATCCTTCCAGGTTCAAATGTAAGAGTAGTTCCAACTCAAGGTCTTACAGGTCAAAGTAAAGTATATGCAGGTCCTGCACAATACATTATGATTGGTATGAATGCTGAGATGATGACTCAAAGAGCAATGTATGACCCATTTGAGGACATTGTAAAATTAAACTTACACGCTACTTATGGTGTGGGTGTATTCTCTGTTGACTCTTGGGTAGTTGCAGCATAAACTAATAAACCTTAAAATTAAAAACTGAAAAAAAAATGAGTTGTTATATAGAAAGTGGGTTTCAATTAGATTGTAGAAATGCAAGTACTGGTGGATTAAATGCGGTTTGGATTCTTGGAAATTCAGGAAATACAATTACTGCATGGACATCTAACGCAAATGAGCAAATCACTGCGGCATCAGGTTCTGGTGTATTTTACAAATTTGAACTTACAAAACAGGGGTCTTCATTTACTGAAGATATTGGTGTAAACACAACAGCGCAATCTGTTGTATTCCAACCAACATTGGTAATGAACTTACCAAGATTAAATTATGAATTACGTTTAGTATTCCAAAATTTAGTAAATCAAAATAATATATTCTTTATTGTCAAAGATAACAATGGTCAATATTGGTCAGGTGCATGGCAAAATGGAGCATTGGTTACCTCTGGTGGTCTTGCTACAGGACTTGCATACACAGACCTTAATGGTATGAGTGCATTGACTATCGTTGGTGGTGAACCAAATGCGACACAAGAAATCCTTGTGACTACTACTCTTGGAGCAGTATTTACAGGTATTACTGTATCTGCAGAATAATATTATTATAAATAAATTTGGGTACCCTTCAGCTTGGAGGGTGCCCTTTTTTTAAGCCAAGAACAAAAAAATGAAGTGGAACGGTAGAAGTTATAGACCATCAAATGCACAATTTATTACAAAGAAAAAACCTTTTGATTTTCAAGAAGCATTAAAACCATATGGTGAAAAAGAAATGCCGGTATGGAGTGCGATTGTTGCTGTGAATACGGAAAGTGAAAACATAATCCCAACAACACCAACACCAACCCCTTCTAATACGCCAACAGGAACTCCTGCTTCGACAACGACTCCTACACCGACAAATACTCCAAGTCCAACTAATACTCAAACTCCAACGAATACTACAACCCCAACCAATACTCAGACACCGACAAATACTCAAACTCCAACTAATACTCAAACTCCAACGAATACTACAACCCCAACCAATACTCAGACACCGACAAATACTCCAAGTCCATCAAGCCCTGCTTCAGGAACAACTGAAGCGAATACTTACTTATCCGCTGTAATTGCCGCAGGTGGAACTGGTATTAATTCAACCGTATCTGCAGCAACAACAACTTTATTTACAAGTATTATGTCCAATAATTTATGGGACAAAATTATTACTATGTATCCTATACTTGGTGGAACTGCCAATTCACATTCTGTTATGGGTAAAACCACAGGTTTGAGGACTATAACTTGGTATGGTGGAGTAACTCATGGAGTATCAGGAGCAACAGGTAATGGCGTAAATGGTTATGGTGATACAAACTTTGGATTTAATTCTACATCAGGTTATTCACAAAATAGCATACACTACGGAATATATGTAACCGTTGATGGTGGTGGAAGTAACACTTATGATTTTGGTTCTCATGCTAATACAGATACAGATTCAGGTATGTATGATTTGGCAGCAAGGAGAAGTAGTGGTTCAGCAATATTTGATTCACCATTTGCCGCAGGAGCAACAAGAATAACTGTTACAACTGCAACTCCAAGAGGTTTATTACTTGGAGTTCGTAGAGCGAGTACTGATAGACAATTATACAAAAATGGTTCGTCAATTGGAACTAATGTAACCTCAAATAACGACGCATTAAATAATATATCACCATATATATTTGGACAAAATCCAGGTGCTTCTGGAAGTATATTTTACTCAAATAACACAATCGGATTTGTTATTACAGGATTGGCGTTAAGTAACGCAGAAGTATCTACATTATCAACAATCATAAATACATTTATGACTTCATTAAACAGAAACACATATTAATATGTTAGTATCAATTTTAACAGAAAACCAAAAAGATAGTTTAGTAGGACAATTAGTCGCTCCTGATTGGTATTTTAATCCTATCCAAGAAATAGGAGGACAATGGATAATTTCCCAACAAGAGATTAATGGGTCAATTTACCCTGACCACCAATGGATAAAAGATTTACCATTAACAGAATGGACTGGCCCTTATATTCCAATTTCAGGAACAACAGGTTATGTTGGTTCATAAAAAAGTAATTGTTAATGGTGTTGAATATGAACACTACCAAATAAAAAAAATTGAATGGGACTTGGATACATTAAACATAGGGGTTGTTGTAATCTACTATGATAATCAAAACAAGTTTGGTTCAAGAATAAAAACACACTACTTCAATCTTGGAGACGAGATTGATGTTAATGATTTAATAGAGAAAGTAAAAATAATACATGGGGAGAACATTCTTTAATAAAAAGTTTAGTGACTATTTGGGAGAACAAAGAGCAATAGATGATATTGTTTCATATTTTGTTGCTGAAATAAATCCCACTCCAACGCCAACTCCGTCAATAACTCCAAGTAAGACTCCTACCCAAACTCCAACACCTACTAATACACAAACGCCAACTCAAACTAATACTCAAACACAAACTCCAACACAAACTCCAACTCAAACTAAAACTCCAACTAATACACAAACAACAACACCTACTAATACCCCTTCTAATACGCCAACAGGGACTCCTGCTTCAACAACAACTCCTACACCAACAACAACCCAAACTCCAACCAATACTCCAACAAATACCCAAACTAATACTCAGACGCCAACAAATACTCAGACGCCAACATCAAACGCTGTGTGTCCTCAATATTTAACATTTACTGATTCACCATCAGGTTCGACTATTTCCTCAGGAAATTATTATAGAGTTACAAGTTATACAGGAGGTACGTTTAACGGTGCATGGCTAAATACAACACCAGCAACACCAATATTTACAACAGGAGCAGCTCCCGATGGTAATACTTATGCAATGTACGATATTCAATCAGGGTCTACTTGGTGGCAAATAGTATTTGTAAGTACTGTCGGTGGACCTGGTTCTTACACATTTGTTGAATCAAATGGAGCTAATTATGCTAACGGTGGTGTTGAAACTTTGTCTATAAGCATAGATGGTGATGTACCAATTTCATCTGGTGGTTTATATTTTCCTCAATCAGGAACACTTAGTATTGGGACATTTACATATCCAGCAATTTGTCCAACTCCAACTCCTACGGTTACCCCTACAAATACCCCTACAAATACTCCTACGGTTACCACAACTCAAACACCGACCACTACTCAAACACCGACCACAAGTCCTGCAGCCTCATTATTATTTGATGTGTATAATAATGGTAGATTGGGTTATTCATTAAGAAAATTAAAAACAAGTTATAGTGGTAATTGTATTGAGGTTAGAAGGTCATCTGACAATGCCACACAAAATATTGGATTTGTTAATAATGTTGTTGATACATCATCATTGTTGACATTTGTTGGTGCTGGTAATGGATTTGTAAAAACTTGGTATGACCAATCTGGTAACGCTGAAAATGCAATACAAACAACAAACGCTGAACAACCAATCATTGTTAGTGGTGGAACTATAATAACAAGTAATTCACTCACTTCATTAAGATGGAGTGGTTCAAACGGTTCAAATTTAGTAACAACAACAACCATAGCTCAACCAGATAGTGTATTTTTAGTATCACACAATTTAAGCCCAAGTGATGGCGGAAGACATTTTTACGATAGTAATACAAGACAACTTGTAGGGTCAATTGGAGGTCCTGATGTAATAATGTATGCTGGTGGTGGTATTGTTACTGATGGTGCAATTCAAAATAATTTGGCGTTATATTCTACTATATTTGATGGTGCTTCATCATCATTAGAAGTAAATAATGGAACTACAACAACTGGTAATCCTGGAACTGCAGGTATTGGTTCGACATTATATTTAGGTAGTGGTGACCCTCCTGGAGGTTCTCAGGCACTTAACGGATTTTATAGTGAATTTGTTGTCTTTACTGGAAATAAAACAACTGACAAATCAGGCATAAAATCAGATATAATGACTTATTATTCTATTTAAAAAAAATGATATATTTAAATCAAGGTCAGAATAACGAAGCTGCTGCCATCTGTTCAAGAAACAAGTGGTTGACTGGTTCTGTGTCCTATCTTTGGTCAATGCAACATAAATTATCACAAGAAAGATTTCGTTTCATACCTTATTTAGTTCCGTCAACAGCTTCATTTAGTCCACCTTATGACCTATTTTGTATAAACATTGATGATTCAATTCCTGAAGTATTAACAGGGGCAACCTCATGTGGTCAAACCAATGTTCATTTGATACCAGGTGAATATGACCTCAAGGTATATGAGCAATCTTTTGCTCTCTCAGGTAATACGAATCCTCAATATGCATACGATGTGGTATATGAGACACTGGTGAATGTGGTAGGGGTTAATGGTTATGACCCTACCGTTTGGTCGGGAACATCAAATACTTATATTGTGTATAATCCGAATAACGATTAAAATATATGAAAATTAGTCAAATGAACTTTGCCGTAGACAACGTAGACCGTTGGGTAGAGAAAATGTATAAGAACGAACCATTTGTAAGATGGGGTTTAGATAACATGGAAGTGGAGAGATTGTATTGGTATACAGATTTCTCACCAATACATAATGCTTGTATTCGTGCCAAAGTTAATAATGCTGCAGGTCGTGGATTTACTAATGATTATCAAATTAATACCAAAGAATCTTTAAATGATGTTTTAAAACAAATGTTATTTGAG